AGGCGGAGCAGGCAGAAAAGCGCCGGCAGAAATCGCTGCAGGACTTAACCGATCAGATGGCGGTGGCCGAGCTGCAGTACAAAGGGCTTAACCGTGAAGCCGCTCAGCTGGCTGCGATTCAGGACTTAGGATCCGGCGCGTCATCTACGCAGATACAGCAGGCATCACAGCAGGCCGGGCTGATGTTTGATATTCAGCAAAAGGCCGCTGATAAAAAGGCTGCGCTCGAGCAGGATGCAGCCGCCACAGCCGAACGCCAGCGCACTCAGGACCTGGCACAGGTTCAGCGCCAGCTCGCTGCCGGGGACATTAGCTTTGAGCAAAGCCAGAAACGCCGCGCCGAGATCGCCGCGACATACTCCCAGCAGATTGCTCAGGCTAATGCGTCGAATGTAGTCACACCGCAGCAGGCTGCAGCCGGAACTGTCGACCCGGTGCAGGCACTTGCGAATGAAAATGCTCAGAAACTTGCGCTGATCCAGCAGTTTGAGCAGCAGAAAACAATCACCGAGCAGCAGGGTTTGGCGCTGAGAAATGCGGCCAACACTCAGTATGAAGAGCAAAGAATCGCGGCTCAGTGGGAAATCTGGCGTCAGCAAAGCGCAGGCAATGATGCAGCTGCGGCCGCGTTCGACTCATTCGCAGGCAACGCTTCAAACGCACTTACTGGGATAATCACAGGAAGTATGTCAGCACAAGACGCTATGCGCTCGCTTGGCTCGACCGTGCTTAACAGCTTAGTAAACTCATTCGTTCAGATGGGAGTCGAATGGGTTAAGTCAGCCGTGACGGGCGCTGCTGCTCAAACGACAGCTGTTGCCACTACCACAGCGGCTTCGGTTGCCGGAACGGCTACCACAACGGCAGCAAGTACAGCTGCCGCAGCAACGACGGTAGCAGCGTGGACACCCGCCGCGATTGTGGCCTCCATAGGGTCATTCGGCGGTGCAGCTGCGATCGGTATCGGTGCGGTGCTCGGTGCTTTGGCTATGGGTGTTGCAGGTAAGCGGAAAAACGGCGGGCCTGTCAGCTCAGGCTCAATGTACCAGGTAGGCGAGGGTGGAATGCCTGAAATCTACCAGGCAAGTAGCGGCAAGCAGTACATGATACCGGGCGATAACGGCAAGGTGATCAGCAATAAGGATATGCAGGGTGGTGGAGGGATTAATGTTGTCTTGAATGTTCAGAACTATAACGGCTCATCAGTCGATGCGCAGGCCAGCTCTGACGGTAATGGCGGGCTGACTGTTGATGTCGTCGTTGCAGACCTGAATAACGGCGGGCCAATAAGTAACGCCATTACCAGCAATATGAACGTTAAACGCACGCCAAGGGGGCAAGGCTGATGCCAACTATCGACTATCCCGACTGGCTGCCGCTGGCGCAGAAGGCCAGTAAAAACATGACTCTCGATACGGGGTTTCAGAGCGATCAGCCAGCGGTCGGCCCGGCCATCTTCGAGAGCATGACTGATGACCTGAAAGTGACCTGGTCACTGACGTGGATCTTCACTCTGGCGCAGGAACGCGCTTTCCAGCAGTGGTTGCGAAGCCCTAACTATCTAAATCGGGGGCTTAACTGGTTCCGGATGAACATCAATCTGGGCGGCAGTGGCCTGCAGTTGCAGGAACTTCACTTCACACAGATGCCGGTGCAAACAAGTATCGACGGCGCCGTAGTGACATGGACAGGAACTGTTATCGCCAATCACCTTTACAACGCCGACGACGAGTTTGACGACATCATTGTTGAGTTGCCGCCGCCGTGGGATTCGTGGCTGGATATCGTGGTTACGGGTTATCCGGACGGTCGCGATCCGGAATCACTGCCGAGGGTTCCTTAATGCCAAGTTTCCGGGAGTATAAGCAGAAACGCCCGAGCCGTGGATGCTATGACACTATCACCTTTTACCACCCCTCTTTTGGCTACGTGCGATTAGTGAATAAGCAGTTTTTCCCTAAGGCGCTCAGCGGGCAAATATTTACACCAGCACGCTTTGAAATTGAAGAAAGCCAGCAGAGCGGTACTCCGGTGATCGACGCGACTGTGAAATTAGGGCGACTATCGTCTGATATCAAAGCGATGATGAAAAAGTGGAAAGGCGCTTCAAGGTTGACGGCCATCACTGCCTCAAGGCAGATATTCGACAGTGGTGACGTTTCGGTGCCAATTAAGTCCTGGCAGTTATACGTCAAAACGGTCGACATCGATGCCGAATCCGCCTCGGTAACACTGTCGGTGACTAACCCACTGAACAACAATATCGGAAGGCTTTATGACCCTACGGAATACACAGGCCTGCAGTACCTTTGATTTTGTTCGGAAGGTAATCGGCGTGCGATGGGCAAATCGAGCCTGCTCTTTCGATAAAGTAGACTGCTGGGGGCTTGTGGTGCTGTATTACCGCCATGTTCTCGGTATTGAGCTGCACCAGACTCCGGACTACGAAGCCGGGGAGAACTTCTACACCTGCTACCTTGGCGACGTAGTTTTCTGGCGCCAGGCCGATAATCCTGTCGAAGGCGGAATATTTGTCGGTTACCGAGGCGCGCAACCTGCGCACGTTGGCCTGGTGCTGAACCGCAAAGCAATTCACTCGCGCGGAGAAAACGGCAGCGTAAAAGAAGATTCACTTCTTGTCATTCAGCGGGCGTTTACCAAAGTGGAGTTTTTCAAATATGGCGTTGATTGAGCTACAGCGTTTCCCGGGAACGCCAAAAGAACGCTACAGGGTGCCAAATGGCACCCTTTTTTATGACTGGCTGTCTGGTAATGACGGTGATCTTCACCGTGACCTGCTTATCATGAGAAATGGCGTAAAGATTGGTGAAGATGATGAGCTTGCTTTTGAGTTGAGCGAGCTGGATAACATCCAGATTTACGATCAGCCAAAAGGTGTTGTTGGAGATATTCTTAACCCAATATTTAAAGTGGTAGGTCAGGTATTCTCATTCCTGATGCCAAAGCCGGCGATAGCAAACACGGGCGGTAACTCCGTCGATTCGCCAAACAACTCGCTGACAGGGCAGACCAACACCGCTCGGGTCTATAAGGCTAAGCCGGATATTTACGGCCAGGTGCGCTCGTTCCCGGACCTGATTCAGGAATCAATTTTCGAATACATCCATCAAACGGATAAGGATGGCGGCCTCAAATATGTTACTGAGTGGATGTGTGTTGGTATCGGTAGTTATGACTATGAGTCAGTAAGATACTCTGAGTCCAGCCTTGGCTCTCTTGCTGGCGCGCAATATCAGTTTTACCAGCCAGGTGAGGTTATTCCTGTCATCTATGAGGGCTATGGTTTCGATGACGTAGACGGGCAGGAAGTTCCAGGTGCTAACGAATCTAGCGATTTCCCGGTGGAATCCGCGACTGCCACGAGAGTTGTTAGTGGGCAGTACAGCGGCGGACAGATGGCTGTAAAGATCGTCAAGCAGGCTGAATTCGATTATTTTATGGGGTTGGTTAAGCCACATGATGTAACGTTTACCGTTAACATCACATATTCGACGCCATCGGGATCGGTAACGAAAGACGCGACGTTTTCGGGAAGCCTTATTTCCTCGGTGGAAACAAATGATGGTGCAGTAACGAACCCTGTGCGCTGGTACACCTTCACATTTTCAAGATTGTCTGGCCCTCCAGATGTTCCAGCATCAGCAACTATCAACACCACAAAATTCATCCTTAATGACAATCAAGCCTTAGTTGTGGGGCCATTCTTTTCCCCGGTGCCATCAGAGCAACTTTGGGTTCATACGCAATCTCAGCTTGGACCAACATCTGGCACCACCGAAGTCGATGTGACGATATGGAAAATTGATGATGATTACAATCAAGTGCCAGGGACTCAGCAGATATTCCACTTCAGCGTAAGAAATGACTACAACGAGACGAGTGAGGTTTTTTACAACACTTACAAGTTGACTCCATCTGCAGGAAGCGGTCGCTACGCGGTATCTTTCCGCCGAACGAACAACTCAAGCGATGCTAATTTGCTTAAGGTCGAGGAAATCCATGCGGTAAACGCTAGGGTCAATGTCGTGCATGCTACGGATACCCTCGTAAAGGTGCGCATGCGCGCTACAGAAAACGCAACGGGCAGCCGCGAGCGCAAATATAATGCTCTAGTCACGCGCAAGACCATTAGCTATAGCCTCGATACACAGTCTGTCGACTACGCACTACGCGCTTCCAGGTCATTTGCCGATGCTGTTGCTCATGAGTGGATAATCATCAGTGAGCAGAGTCCTGAAAGCATAGATCTATACGGGCTGTACTCGATTGCTGAAAGCCTGCCGGATGATCGCCTGGGTTACTTCGACTACACATTTGACGACGAGAACGACTCTCTCGGCGACCGCGTGCAGGCGATCTGCAATGCAGGCTCAGTTATTGCGTACTGGGATGACGGCGTGCTGACTTTCACCCGGGATCAGAAAGTGGATTATCCGGCAGCCGTATTCAATCGTGCCAATATGAAGACGGATGAGTACAAAATGACGTACGAGGCCACGTTGCCTGGCGGATATGACGGCGTGCAGATCTCCTACGTTCACCCGACAACGAATAACAAAACCTACATAAATTACCGGGTATTGAACGGCACTATCGTTGAGCAGGAGGCAAAGAATCCCAATAAAATGGAAATAGTCGGATTCCGTAACGAGTATCAGGCTCGGGAACGCGCCATTCGCGAAACTAAGCGTCTTATCTACTCAAGGGTAAAGATGAATGCGAAGGTATTCGAGGATGGAATTATCCAGGTGGGTAGCGTCATACAGATGCCAGACATCTACGACAGCAACCAGCAGCAAGGGTACATCACCGGCCGGGCGGGGAACAACTTCGATACCAGCGAGCCTATCACGTTTACTGGTTCAATGTATGTGCTGGTGACCGACAGTCTTGGTAACCCGACACTGCGCTTTCCTGCTACCGCCCGCAGCGACACGAAGTATGGATTCAACGCGGCAATACCCGACATTAAGCTCAACATATGGAACGGAGATACTGTGCAGCTTCCTTCTCGCTATCTCATTGCAACAGTGGAGGAGCTGGACGGCCAGCTATGGACGGTCAACAGCATCAAACCAAATACAGATAACACGGTATCTCTCACAGTAGCTGAATACAGCGATCTTGTTTACACCTAATCAATATCTCACATCAATAAGCCAGCCTAAGCGCTGGCTTTTTTTATGGAAAAATTATGGCTACTACACCAACGCAAAACGATGTACCGTCAGAATCACCACGCGATCTTAAATTTAATGCAGGGAAAATTGATGAATTCGTAACTTCCTTGCAGCTGGAGTATGAGGATCGGTTCGGGAGAGAGCATTACACAATCGAAGGGTTGCGGCAGTTGGCTCAGCAGGCGATTGCTGATTTTGGATGGATACCGTTCGGAACATTTCAGGAAGGAGCAACGCTTACATTACCCAACCAGATTTTAAAAGACGAGACAGATGGTGAGTATTATCGTTGGGATGGAAATTTCCCGAAAGTTGTTCCCACTGGATCTACGCCTGAAAGCGCTGGAGGTGTTGGGATTGGAGCATGGGTAAGCGTTGGTGATGCAGCCTTAAGAAATAATCTAGCTTATGGAGATGTATCTCAGAATGCATCACCAAGAGAGAATAGCAAAGCCATCGAGGATAATGTTAAAGGTGTGTTGGCAAATCCTATTATAAGGTTTGCAACATTCAATATATGGACTAGCGGTAGTGTTGCAAATTATTATGGTGGAAATTTCAACTCAAAAGAAAGACTGAAGGATTTGAAAGAGGCTATCCTAAAATCACAGGCGGCCTATATAGGAATGCAGGAATGTTATATTTTATATGAAAACCCGCCAGAGCATTTTCTGATCTACCCTCACAAGGTTTCATATTTTGGTAAAACTAATAATCTCAGTTTGGGTCGTTTGTACGGCAATATATTTACAACGGCATTTGAAACTTCGGAAAAGTCAAGCATGGTGTATTCTTCAGGTCCAGGATCTGTAGATACAGAGTACAGGGGGTATACAAAAAGCATAATGACCATTAATGGGATGACCATTTCCGTATATAACACTCACTTAAGCACAGAGGATTCGAGGATTGCAGCTATGCTGACGGAGTTAAAATCAATTGTAAGCTCAGACCCCTCAAGCAAAATAGTTATAATGGGTGATTTAAACACTCAGGATTTGTCCCTATTCAAACCTTTTGAAGACATCGGATTTTCTGTTGTTAATAAAAATGATATCAATACATCAGTAAATGGTGTCTGGTACATTGATAATATTTTACATAAGGGTTTTTCTTCTCAGGTATCTAGGGGTGCACAGGGTAATAAAGTTGGCCTGTCTGACCATAAACTTCTCTATGTAGATTTGGAGCTGTAAATGAAAGCTGTAAAAATTAATGCAGATATCAGGGCATTGGATGGCGAACCGTTAGACACAGTTCTTGATGAAATACGTTGCCAGGTTGACCAACTGTATAGAAAATCTGAGTTTTCTATATATAGCGATCCGTCACACCTTGACCTTGCAGCCAGCACGATGACTATAATGGATGCTATCAATTCATTACCTAGAAACTCAGTTTTGATGTTCGATGCAATCCAAGCTTCATATCCTGCATTCAGTGTGCCGCTAAATTCATCGGGAAGCAGGATGAGCGGCTTTGTATCAATTCATAAAGGTTATGATATAAGCAAAGCATATGTTAGATGGCAAAACGAGTTGTATGTTGCGTATCTAAACTATAACAACAATGTTGTGCCTGCGTTAGGGCAGTGGATTTTTGCGCGAGATTACTTTCCAGTGCAGTTAACCCCCGGAAGCTTCTCTAATAAATTATCAAATGTTGTTGCTAAGGGTGAGTACTATTGCACTGGCGCAAATGCTTCAATATTTACTGACTCACCAATAGGGTTTCCATTTTTCCTAAGCGTTAAGTTTAATGGGGGGGATATATTGCAGGAGGTTGTTTCAAATAACCTTCTTAACAAAAGATATGTAAGGCAAATATCTTCTGGAACTGCAAGAGACTGGGTGCGGACCCCTCAAGTCTACCTTAACCAGGCAGACTCGTCTTTAGATGTTGGTGACATATCAGTTAGAGGTGGCATTGCTTACATATGCAAGACTAAGGGAACATCAGTTGCTATGTAGCCTTAAAGCAACAATATTCTTAATTATTTCTTTTGTCATCACCTTAAAAGTGAAGGAGATGGCAAAGACAAGCATAAAGAACAGCAAAGCATTTATGAAATAATTATCTGAGTATTTAATATATCTTAACACGCCCTCGAAAAGATATGCTTCGTAGGAATATGCGCCAAGGAAGGCTGTTGTGGTGGTAGTGATCTTAGTTATCTCAAAGAAAGAAATTAATGCTAACCCAAAAAGAACAGATGAAATTATGAACTTGATAAAGCTTGGGTGAATCTTTAGTGATATGAATAGTATTACAAAAGATGAAATAGCTATCGCGTGATAAACTTTAGCCGACCGCTGAGAATTTAAATTGACCAGGCCAATTATGACGCCAATCGGAAAGCTAAAGGCATGGAAGCTAAACAATGTTTTGATAGTATTATATTTATCCGGGATTGAATTGTTGTGAATAAAAAAACAAGCAATAAATATTATTGACGCTCCAAATGCAGGATGCAGAGAAAGCCTTGAGCAAAATAAAAATGAAAGGTAAAAGATTAAATAAAGAAGCGCGATGAAGTAGATATACCACATGGTGCCATCAATTGGCAATGATGGCGCTAAAAATGTAATTGTTTTCATTACATCTAAAAAACGCTCAGGATAAAACCCTTTGACAGCAGCAAGTATTATTGAAGATAGAGCGAAAGGGATATATACAGCGGATGCCCTTTTTACGAAGAAGTTATCAAGGCCGTTTTTTAAATATGATTTAGTTAGGCCATATCCAGATATTAAAAGAAAAAAAGAAACACTTGCTGTAGCAAAAAATGAGTAAAATCCATCAATGGGTATTTTTTTCATCTGTGCCAAATGGAAAAACATAACGCAAAAAATCGCTACACCTTTGGCATTATTAGTGGCATTTCTCGAAAACATTAGGAGCTCCAGCTCATACTTATATGGTTGAATGTTACTTTATAAAATAACGAAAATCAGCAACTCAGAGAGAATTTATATTGAAATCATCATCATGACAATTCTCCCCGCTCGGCCCTGTTGATCATTCTGCCCACCTGATCAAATAATACTGTATATTAAAACAGTATCGAGGTGCATATGGGCAGAAGAGACGACATTCCAGCAGCGTTCCGCGCGAGCATACAGATAGCGGCCAATGGTCGGCGCACTGTGACCACAGAGGATTTCGTGGCGGCGTTAGCGCAGGTCAACTATGAATGGTCGCTTGCTGAAGCTAATCGCTGGATAGAGCACTATCAGAGCACGTTCAAAGACGTGTCAAAGGAAGAGGGTGAGCGCCGGACGTTCCTGCTTTTCAACCCGAACAACGGAGGATTCTAATGGGCTTTCCATCACCAGCGACTGACTACATCGAAGACAGCATATGCCTCAACCGACTATTCATCCCACACCCATCAGCAACGTCGCTTGTCGAGTTCGGCGGCCTGCAGTACGTCATTGACCGTTCATTAGCGCCCGGCAGCGGATCTGTGATTTGCTATGAGATATTCGGCGAAGTGGCGATCGGAAAAATGATGGGGCGAGCGATTATCACGCCGGATGGTGACGCGATTGAAGGCGAGGCATTGAGCGATGTCATTGTGATCGGTACGGTCGTGCTGACGATTACGCAGCACCATGACTTTAACGGGCCGGTGATTTGATGGGCTGGGGCATCAATGGGGCAAAAAATTGCCGCAAGGTTACGCGATCTAAACCAGCTAATCGCATCATCTTGCGGCAAGGCTCTGCTTGTGCGTGCTCTTTACTATCTA